GGATGGACGCCTACGCGCGTTTCCTGCAAGGGAAGGCCATTGCCGACCCCGTGACGGGAATGATTGACATTCCAGAACTAAGCCAGATGCTCAAGCCTCACCAGAACGATATCGTGCGGTGGGCTTTGCGTCGCGGGCGTGCCGCGATCTTCGCAGGCACGGGTCTCGGCAAGACATTGATGGAACTGACGTGGGCCGAGAAGGTGAATGCCTTCACAGGGAAGCCCACACTGATTTTCGCGCCGCTGGCCGTTGCTGAGCAGCACATCATGGAAGCCGACAAGTTCGGGATCGCGGTTAACCTGGTGAGTTTTCACCCGGATGAGGGCTGGGGCGTCAATGTCTCCAACTACCAAAAGATGGATCATTTCGATCTGTCCAGGTTCGGCGGCGTTGTGCTCGACGAAAGCAGCATCCTGAAAAGCACGGACGGCAAATACCGCAATCGGCTGATCGAGGAATGCTCGACCATTCCTTTCCGCCTGGCCGCAACGGCGACGCCAGCACCGAATGATTTCATGGAACTTGGCAACCATGCCGAATTTCTCGGGGTGATGTCCTACACCGACATGCTTGCGACGTTCTTCACCCATGACGGCGGCGAGACACAGAAATGGCGCCTCAAGGGCCATGCTGAAACCGAATTCTGGAAATGGATGGCGTCTTGGTCGGTCATGCTGCGCAAGCCGTCCGACCTTGGATATGACAACGAAGGCTACGACCTTCCGCCGCTGATCTATCATCAGCATACGGTGAAAGTTGAATATGCGCCGAGCCTTGAGACTGGCTTACTTTTCCCGATGGAAGCCCGCACGATGCAGGAACGTATCTCGGCGCGAAAAGATAGCGTCGGTGAGCGCGTTGCTCTGGCCGCCAGTCTGACGCCGAATGACAAGCCTTTCGTGTGGTGGTGCAATCTGAATAGCGAGGCCGACGCGCTCACCAAGGCAATCGACGGCGCCGTCAATCTGTCTGGATCTGACAAGGACGATGATAAGCGCCGAAAGTTGGTCGATTTCTCGAATGGCAAGATCCGCGTTCTGATCACCAAGCCTTCAATCGCCGGTTTCGGGATGAACTGGCAGCATTGCGCCGACACGGGTTTCGTTGGCCTGAATGACAGCTTCGAGCAGATCTTCCAAGCCGTTCGTCGCTTCTGGCGGTTCGGTCAGACCAAGCCTGTGAACGTCCATTTTATCGCGGCAGAAACCGAAGGCGCGATCGTCGCCAACCTGCGCCGCAAGGAAGCCGACGCCGAACGAATGGCTGCGGCGATGGTCATGCATATGGCCGATCTATCCAGCGAGGCTGTTCGGGGCGCTGTACGCGACAAGCCGAACTACAACCCGCAACAGCCTATGCAAATACCGGCGTGGCTCACCACCAACGCCGTAGCCCACTGACCGACACGAGGAGAATTTCATGAGCAAGAGACTTACCGACCAATCTATCGAAACGAAAACCGCCGCGGTGAAAGCCGTCAGCCAAGTCGTCACTGAAAATTACGCCATCTACGAAGGCGACGCTTGCGAGCTCATTCGTGGAGTGCCGACGGGAACGGTGCATTTCGGCATCCATAGCCCGCCTTTCGAGGGGCTTTATCGGTTCAGCAATTCCGATCGCGACATCAGCAACAACGATGGCGATGGGTTCTGGGAGCACTACGCCTACCTGATCCAAGAATTGCTACGCGTGACCATGCCGGGCAGAATCCACGCAGTGCATTGCATGCAGTTGCCAACCAGCAAGATCAGACATGGCCATATCGGCATGCGCGATTTCCGCGGTGAAGTGGTGCGCGCCTACGAGGATGCGGGCTGGATATTCCATAGCGAAGTTTGCATCTGGAAAGATCCAGTTGTCGCGCAGCAGCGCACGAAATCCATCCGTCTTCTGCATAAGCAGATCACCAAGGATAGCACGATCAGCGGTCAGGGACTTGCTGACTATATGCTGATGTTCCGCAAGCCGGGCGATAATCCTGACCCGGTTGATGGCATGTTCGATCGTTATGTCGGCTATGGCAACGAACCGACGGCATTGGCTGACCGGCTGGCATCTGGCGAAGATCGGGCGAGGGCTGAGAAATGGTTCTCGATTGAAGTCTGGCAGCGTTATGCATCGCCGGTCTGGATGGACATTAACCAGACACGCACCCTGCAATATCGGTCGGCGCGCGACGAGAAGGACGAGCAGCATATTTCGCCTTTGCAGTTGGACGTTATCGAGCGTTGCATCGAGTTGTGGAGTAATCCCGGCGACGTCGTGCTGACGCCATTTCTCGGTATCGGTAGCGAGGTATACGGCGCGGTTTCTGCCGGGCGTAAGGGTATCGGGTTCGAGCTAAAGCCGTCCTACTTTTCGCAGGCTGTTAGGAACATCGCGGCTTTGGATAATACGCAAGACAGCATCTTTGACGCCGCCAACGACAACTGCGCGGAGACTGCAAATGCAGCCTGACGATGTGTGTGCTGTTTGCCAGAGACACGCCGTAGGCCTCGGCGTGCAAGCAGACCGCGAGCCGATCCGATGGCTATGCAAGGAATGCGCCGACATTGCCGAGCATATCCGGCATCGGCGGCGATTGGATCCTTACGAACTGCGCGCTCTTGATACCGGCGTGGAGGCGGTTGGGGAGTATTTGCAGTCCATCCAAAAGACCGACCTTAAGGAAATGGACGAACTGGAAGCGCGCATGCTGGTCAAAGCCGCGTGGGAAGGGTGCGGGCGAGGGATGCGGGAAGCGTTGAAGGAGGCGCCGTTTTAGTCGTTGTTCAGTATTGTAGGTGCCTCGTCAGGCCGGTAGATCGGGTTTACAATTCCGCTATTCTGCTTGAAATATTCTTTCAGGATATCTTGGAGCGGTTCATTACGAGAAGACAATCCCAGTGGTTTCGAAGAAAATGATACCGTCCCACTTTCAGCCCACTGTTCACCCATATCCGGATTTATTACGACGCCGGAGTACTTGTTTAGTAGTGAAACAGCGAATTTGCGGCTCTCACGAGTTTTATCACTGACCTCGCCACCAAGAATATTTAAAGCGAGCTTCACTAACTCAATATCTGATTGCCGATCAGTGGTTGCCTTCTGCATTTCTGCAATTTGAGTATTTGAATTGGCGGACGAAATTGCAGATTCAGCCGCCGCCATTCTGGACTGATAAGCAGAATACGCGGAAGCAAAAGCCGCAATTAAAGCAGCTATCACAGTAATAGTATTTCCACCCATAAGCCCCTCGCTGAATGGAGTAAGAATGATCACATTTTTATCGTTGGTTCTCGCCGAGAAGCAAGAACAAATAACCGGGCGGTCAGGTGCAGTGCAGCCATGACAGCTTACTACAACGAGTTTGACCCGAAAGCGGCGGCTTGGTTGCGCGAGCTAATCAAGGCTGGCCACATCGCACCGGGAGATGTTGATGAACGTTCAATTGTCGATATTCGACCTTCCGACCTTATCGGATACACGCAATGCCATTTCTTCGCCGGGATCGGCGTCTGGTCATACGCGCTCCGCCGAGCAGGATGGCCAGACGACCGCCCCGTCTGGACCGGGTCCTGCCCATGCCAGCCTTTCAGCGCGGCAGGCAAAGGAGCAGGGTTTACTGACGAGCGGCACCTATGGCCGCACTTCCACTGGCTTATTGAAAACTGCCGCCCTCCAGTCGTCTTTGGCGAGCAGGTTGCGAGCAAGGACGGACTTGGCTGGCTCGACCTTGTACAAGCTGACCTGGAAGGATCGGGTTACGCCAGCGGGGCGGTCGATACCTGCGCTGCGGGCTTCGGCGCGCCGCATATCCGACAACGGCTCTGGTGGGTGGCCCACTCCGACAAGTCGGGATCACAAGGACGGTGCGGAGTGCCAGAACGTACCGCTGCACGCGCTGTTGGGTCGAGTGGCCTGGTTGACGGGCTGGCCGACAGCGCAGGCGTCGGACGGATCAGGCGGCGGTCAAGAGGCGAGGGCCATGAACCCGGAGAGGTCGAACGATTTGAACGACTTTGCGATGCTGGCGGGTTGGGCGACGCCTGTTGTCCAGCAAGCGAATGGAACGCCAGAACGATTTATGGAGCGCAAGCGCGAGAGCATGGCGCGGGGTTCGCAGTCAATGGGAGTGAGCCTGTCCGACTTGAATATGCAGGTACAAGCATGGGCGACAGACAGCCCAGCCCGACTAACGGCCACTGGCGAGATGCTGATTGGCTCTTCTGCCGGGATGGAAAGTGGCGGCCAGTTGAACCCGGCACATTCCCGCTGGCTCATGGGGCTGCCGCCCGAGTGGGACGATTGCGCGGTTACGGCAATGCAATCGTTGCGCCCGCAGCGCAAGCGTTCATCGAAGCGTACTTAGCGACTGAGATAGTGCCCGCCAACGACAACTATCTCAGCAGGCCTGACGTCGCTCTTCTAGCGAGTTAAGCAAATCGCTCAGTTCCTTGGCATCGCGGTAGTTCATTCCTACCGCCTGCCGTACGCCCATCTCGACTGGCTTTTGAACTTTCTGATCAACCACTGACCAGGTGTCGTTAATTCCGTTTGACGCTTTGTATCGTCCGCCGATGTACCGCCCACCCTTCAATGTTGATCTGCTCATCCCAGTCCTTTCAAGGTTCGAATCGATTGAAATCTATGATTACAGACATGCTTAACACATCGCAAGTCGCTGCCGTCGCAACCGACCCCATGCTCGACGTCGCGCTGTCCTACACGGCGCGCAACTGGCCCGTATTTCCCTGCCGTTCCGCCGATGAAGAGTTCGTCGACGAAGACGGCATTATTGAAATTCTCGCCACCAAAACTCCGCTGACCTCAAATGGGTTCCGCGGAGCGACGCTGAATGAGCGCATTGTTCGGGAGCTTTGGCGTCGCAATCCCGGCGCGATGATCGGAGTACCGACAGGAGCGCCTATCGGCGCGTGGGTGCTGGATATCGACCCGAAGCACGGCGGGCCGGATACGCTCACCGCCTTGGAGGCTGAGCACGGTGCATTGCCGGCCACGCTCACCGCTGAAACTACGAGCGGAGGTCGTCATTACTTCTTCAAACACAAGGCTGGCGTCCGCAATCGTGGCGCATTGGGCGCTGGTATCGATGTTCGCGGCGACGGCGGCTATGTCATTGCGGCTGGCAGTGTGCCTGCTGTTGGCCAGCCTTATCGATGGTTGGTCGATATGGAGCCCGTTAACGCGCCGGATTGGCTGCTGGAGCTTGTCCTGCCGCGATCTTACGACAGTACGACCATGTACCAGGCACCGTCGGTCTCGGGCACGATTAACGACCGATACGTCGAGCGCGCGGTGCAGTCCGAGCTCGACGACCTCGCCATGGAACCCATGGGCAACCGCAACAACCGCCTGAACGATGCGGCGTTTCGGATGGGAACGTTCGTCGGCGCTGGGGCCTTGTCGGAATCCGAAGCGCGGGCCTTGCTACAGGATGTTGCGCGCGGCTGGGGCAGGGACTTCCCGCGTTGCTGCAAGACGATCGACAACGGCCTGAAGGCTGGCAAGATGCATCCGCGTCAGGCACCGGAAGCCGTCAATGACAATACCAAGCTCGTGGACATCACGCGCATGCTCGACAACGCGCGGGCGAAAGTTGATGAGCAGCGTGAACCCGAAGCTCATAACGAGGAACCAGAGGCACCGCAGGTCGTCGAAGAAGCCCCCACCGACCAGCCCATCCTCACAGCTACGCCATTCCAGTGGAAAGACCCGTCGACGCTGCCACGCCGGGAATTTGCTTTCGGTCGGCATTTCATCCGCAAATATGTCTCGGTGACGGTTGCTCCAGGCGGCCTTGGCAAAACTGCAAACAGCATCGTGGAAGCGCTGGCCATGGCGTCAGGCAAGGCGCTGAACGGCGTGAAGCCTCCCAAGCGCATGAAGGTCTGGCTGTTCAACGTCGAAGATCCGCGCGACGAGCTTGAGCGACGCATCATGGCGGCGTGCATTCACTTCAATCTCAAGCCCGAGGATATCGACGGTCATCTGTTCCTCGACAGCGGCCGCGAGCAGGAGCTTGTCGTGGCGATTGATGACAAGAAAGGCGTCAAAATCCAGGAGCCGATCGTTGAGGCGGTTGCCGAAACCATCCTTGCCAATGGCATTGACGTGATGATCGTCGATCCGTTTGTTTCGACGCACCAGGTCAACGAGAACGACAATGGCGCAATCGACAAGGTCGCGAAGCTCTGGGCGCAGATCGCAGATTACACCAATTGCTCCATCGACATCGTGCACCACCTACGCAAGGTCAGCGATCGCGAGGCTACCGTCGAAGATGCTCGTGGTGCTGTGGCTCTGATCGGCGCAGCGCGTTCGGTGCGCGTGCTTAACCGCATGTCAGAAGCGCAAGCTAACGAGGCAGGCATTCCCGGCATGGATCGGTTCGGCTACTTCTCGATCACATACGGCAAGTCGAACCTTACGCCGCTCTCACACCGGTTGGACTGGCGGCACATCGAAAGCGTGGCGTTGGGTAACGGGCGCGGCCTGACCCAGCCGCAGGACCATGCGCCCGTCGTGACCGAATGGCATTGGCCGTCCAGCGAGGAAGTTGCCGAAGGGCTATCGGACGAGCAGAAAGACGCAATCCGTGGTGCCGTGAACGGCGGCATGTATAAGCAGGCGCCGCAGGCCAAAGACTGGGTTGGTCACGCGGTCGCTTATGCGCTGGGGCTGGATGTCGACGACGAGGTGCAGAAGAAGCGTGCGGGCCTTATTACCAAGGCGCTGTTCAAGGAAGGGTTTCTCGCAAAAGTCGAGGAGCGCGATCCGGTGCAGCGG